CGTTGCCGTGTCGTTAAGCGCCTTCCATGGCCCGCCCGTAACATCGTAAAGGCTGATCGTGAACGACGTGGCCGTCGTGCGCTTGAGCACGCGCGGCTGATAGCTTGAGTGCGCCAAATACAGGAAATCGCCAGACTGCACAAAGCGCAACCGCGGGGTGCCGTCGGCGTTGTAAAGGTCGGCCACCGAATAGGGGGTGACCACCTCGACCGGCACGCCAGGCGACGACTCCAGAATGCCGCGGACCTTGGTGATGGCATCCCAAGTGTAGAAGCGCACGTAGAAGTCGCCGAACTCAAGCATGTAGGCCTGGGTCACCGAGTATTCGAACGGGACCAGCAACACCCTCTTGCTGTTGTCCTTGACCGCAGAGACGTAGCGCGTGCCGGCCCGGCGCTGGTTTGGTCCCTGCGTCGTCGGGATAAAATTCTCAAGCAGCGATGCGCCGTTGGGATACTTGTCGAACCCAACGCGACCGGCCAGTAATGGCGACATTTCGCCGCTGTTGAAGTTCTCCAGAATAGGCGAGGACTTGCCCATCAGTCAGCCTCTTTCGCGTCCAGGAACGAGCCCCACGGAAACTCTTCAGGCGGGTTCTCGAGCGCGTCCTGCCGGGCGGCCTCGGACAGCGCGAACTTGTAGGCCTGGGCTGCGGCGTCGTGCTTTGTGCTTGATTGCGTCAGCGCCTCGCAGGCCTCCATCGCCAGCTTGCAGGCGAACACCTCGACGAACAGCGGGTCGAACAGCCCCGCGTTTTCGATCCGGGCCTTGTAGCGCACATTGAGGGGCGCCTCGAAGTCACAGAGCAGCCTGCCGCCCTCAATCGACCAGGGCGCCTTGCGGTCGCGCGGGCGCGAATAGAACTCGTTGACCTGCACCAGGCCGAGGTAGTCGTCAGGCAATGGGTACTGGTACTGGTAACCCCAAGCAGGAGCCTCGACCAGCGCCGACAAGCTCGTGCGCTTGATCGAGAACTTCCAGGTGTAGCGCCGGATCTCGGCATCGCGCACGTCGTAAAACATGCTGTTGATGACGCGCGCAGACTGCGTCTCATCGGAGAGCAGAAGGATGCGATCGGCGCCGAGCTTCGTCAGTGCGCGATTGGCAATGGTGACATCAGACGCCATGGTGAAGTCCTTTCGTTGCGCGATTCTATTCTAACGGCGACGGCGGCGGCGCAAATAAACCAGCAGGCCGCCCACCGCAGCGCCAATCCCCGAGAACCGCCAGGACCGCGGTAGAAACGACTTGGTCGAAAAACTGCTACGGTGAAACACCGACGCCTCGCCACGGATCAGCCTCAGACCCGTCGCCGATGACCGTGGCCGAATTCATCAACTGGACATCGACCGGCACCGGTGCGCCGCTCTCAAAGTTTGCCCGGACCGCTGCCGCGTTCTGCGCGGCCGTTGGCACACTGCCACCAGCGGTCACAACAGTCGATGCCGCGCTTTGAATCAAAAGTGTCTGGACGCCAGCGGTATACGCGATGGGGTCGCCACCGGGGCCTCCGATGAGATTGCCGCCGGCGATTCTGGCAACGTAATTGCCTGATGGGAACCGAAGCTGCCACGACCCCAATAGCTCGACGGTGAGGCCGACCTGTACTCCTGGACCAAGGGAATTGAGTCCTGATCCTGCGGCGATGCGGTCATAGATAATCCCTTCGACAGATGCTTGTGCGAGCTTGCAGGCAGTGTACAGCGCCCCACAGTCAATATCGACCGCCCCCGCATCGGCGTCGATGCTTGAGGTGTCAAAATTGAACGTGAACGGAGCCGAGTAGTAACTCATCAGACATCGCTGTTGCGGCTTGCATTGACCGATGCGCCTGCGCTGGTCACGCTCAGGCTCGTATTGAATGGGATGATCGGCGATGCACCAGAGCCCTGCCGAACGTCCACGCGAGCAGTGTAATTGCTCGCAAAAATGAACGTCACCGACTCGGACGCGCCAGCCGCCTGCCGGTCGATGAGCGGAACGAACACATCGTCGGCGGCGACGATATTGCTCGCCAGCCCCGGCGACAGACCGCTGAAAGTCTTTGTGCCCGCATTAAAGGCCGAGTAGGTATATCTCAAGCCCTTGATGCGAATAGCGCCCGACGCCGGCGTGTCGGTCTTGATTGACTCGACGACTTGAATCGAGGTCGCACCGCTCGACGCCGCCACAGGCGTGTATTCATCTTTCAGAATGCCGCCAGACCCGTTGTCGCGAGTCACAAGCACCCGGTCGCCAGCAACCAGATTGCCGACCGCAATGCCAACAAGAGTCGGCGGGACTTGGCTCGTGCCGTCATGCGCGATCAGTTGATAACGTGTCGCCTCGGCAGGCAGCACGCCAGTGATAAACCACCCTCGCGCTACGAAAAATGTGCCGCCAGCAAACGTGCCAAACGGGGCAGCCGGAATCTCAGTATAGGCCGCATTCAGCACGCGGTAGCGCCAGCCAGGTACGCCGTTGACGGTAGCGGCCGAGTTCTCTCGTGCAAGGTACTGGAGATATTGATAGGCCTCCTGCAGCGTGGCGCCACCGGTCAGCGTGATGGTTCCCTTGTACAACTTGCTGCCGTTGCCGTTGTTCAGATCCTGGTTGGTGTCGCCAACCGAGATGCTGACCTTGGTGGACAGCGCGCCAGCAGCGGCCTCGGACAGAACGATGTTCGAGTCGACCGCCGTTGAAAGAGCGGCGTTGCTCTCGCCACCGGCCGCAAGGTTCACATCGAAATGCGAGTAAGCCTGACCCCACTTCCGGCTGAACGCGGTCACATTGCCCGAGTCGATCAGAGTGCCGCCCGTGCGAACCTTGACAAGGATCTGAACATGACCGTCAGACCAAAACTTCGTCAGCTTGTTGCCGCTTTGAACAACGTAAATCGGCGAGGCCGCAACGATGCCGCCGATGGTTTTGAGGCCGGAATACTGCACCGCAGCACTTGACTGCTTGATCGAGCCGAAATTGATGTACTGAGCAGCGTCGTCGTCGAGATTGTAGACAACCGCTCCCTCAGTCAGCAGGTTCAACCGGGAGGCCACAGCAACGTCTCGCGGGCCGTCCAGCTTCGACGGGTTCGGCGTCGTGATGGCAATCAAATCATTGCCGACCGCCGACTCATCATCGGACAAATCTTGCAGGAACTCGTGCAATTCCAGCACTGTGTAAACGGTCGATCCGCTGGTGTGCCGAATGTCGCCGGTTGCAGAGATTGAAAAGTCAGCCGCGATTGGCATGGCAAAAGTTCCTTATTCGTCCGAAAGTTGCGCGGCGGTGATGGTGGCGTTCACGCCTGCAAGCGTCGTCGTCGTGCGCCACTGCTGATAAGCAGGCGACCCGCTCGCGTTTCGCAACACAATCTCGACGGGCACAGACCCCGACACCACATAGGGGTAAGCGTAAGACGTTCCAGTGACCGCGTTGGCCAGCACCGCAAGCGTGTCGGTGCGCCGGATCAGGATGCGCGAGCCGGAGACAATGCCGTCAATCGTGAGCGTGGCGGACACCGCATTGTCAACGGTGATGTTCGGGCCAGAGTTCACGAAGGTCACGCCCGGCTGAAGCTGGACCGTCACCGCACCGCCGCTGGTGTTTGTGAGCGTCAGGGTGCCGTTGATTGTCGCGCCGCGAAGATCGTATGTGCCCGCCGCCGTGAACCGCACCGTGGCGGTTTCGAGCTTCGGCGAATAAACGCCCGTGATGCCGCGAACAACAATGCCCTGCAACGTGCAGGATGCGTCTGCGCCGTTGACAAAGGAAATCGTGCCGGTGGTCTTGAGGGCGCTGAACTTCGCCCCGACCGCCAGCGTCGTGCTTTTGATCGTGACCGTGTTCGTGCCGGTGTTGACTGCAAAGGCGCTCGCGGCCGTCGCATCGACAACCACATTCAGCGCACCTAAGTCGAGCGTGGTGCCCGCCGCAGTGGCGACTTGAGTTGATGCAGTCGGGAAATTGACGTTCGCGCTCTGGACGTTCCAGTATTTTGCCGCATCGTAAAAATTGTCCAGCGTAGCCACGCTCGCCAGTGCGCCCGCCGCAGAGCGACTCAGCGTGACAGCAGAGTCGTTCACCATGGCAGGCTCAACCGTCGAGCCACCGATGCCCCGCATGGTGACCTGATACACAGCAGACAAACTCTGATACGCACGGACGTTCCAGGTCGCCACGTCGCCCGCTGCAAACCGCAAGGTGACGCTCGCTTGATTGTCAGGCGAAAAACCTGTCTCGATGCTGTCGATTACCGCTTGCCCGCTGGCATTGGTGACGCCAAGACTTTGCACGGCGGCATTGCTGATCGTCCAAATCACCGCGTCCTGGATTGCCGCGCCGCCGGTCGTTCGTACCGTGGCGGTGAGCTTTTGAGTGACGTACAGCAGCACCGTGCCCAGGGAGGCGTCAACAACAACCATCGTCGTGCCGATTGCGCTGTTTTTGAAAGTGACAAGCAGCGTTTGCCCTGACGGGACCGCTTTCGCAATGTCAAGCTCAGACCCCAACGCGCCAGCGTAATCCTCGATGGTAAAGGCGCCGCCGACACCCGTGCCATTCGCGAGGCCCACGACAC